ACATGTTATCAGATATATTTGCCATTATTAGAAAGGTGGTACCAGATAGTGATGCAGGTGCTAAACTAGAGGCTCAGATACAAGAGTCATATGATAAGGCACTTATAGAAGGTGTTAAAGCGGACAAAGAGATTAGACTTGCAGAGATGAGTTCTAGTAATTGGTTACAATCGCGTTGGCGACCTATAGCAGCACTCATAGTGTTTGGGGCGTTGTTTGTGAGGTTCCCCCTTTATCACACATTACTGCTAGCAGTTAATTGGTTTGATTTACCAATCTATTTACCAGACTTAGAAGATTTACCTAGAGATTTTTACTTATTAGCTACAGCTTTTGTAAGTATTTATGCATATGGTAGGTCACAAGAGAAACGATTTAAAGGATAAAAATGAAAAAACTATTAATTGGAATTTCAGGAAAAATGGGTACAGGTAAGAGTACCTTAGCACATATGTTAAAAGCAGCATTTGAGGAAACAGGTAAGGTCGCTATAAGCTCCCTAGCCTCTCCTATATATACAGCCCAACACTTGTTGTATAATGAGTATAACCTAGAACTTAATGGTGATAAGGATAGAGATCTATTGTTAGCTATTGGTAAATGGGGAAGATCAAAGAATAAAGATTTTTGGTTAGAGCAGTTTGCTAGAACGTCTATTGAAAGTGCTTATGAGATAATTATATGTGATGATGTTAGAATGAAAAATGAGGCAGACTTCTTTAAGAAGAATGGTTTACTATTCAGGATTGAAGGGGAACAGCGTGGTAGTAACGTGGATGAGTCTAAGGTAGATAACCCGACAGAGTGTGACCTAGATGACTATGAATTTGAACACATTATATCAAATAAACAAGCACCTGCTATGATGTGTCAAGAGATTGCACACATAATGTTAGGTAAGGGAGCTGAGGATGGAGAGCAAGAAATCCAAAAAGTGCTCTAAGTGTGAAGAAACTAAAACACTAGATAAGTTTAATAAACGATCAGCTAGTAAGGATGGTCTTAGCTCTAGATGCAAGGTATGTTTGAATACTAAAGCCATGCATGTTAGAACTAATAGACCTGATACTACCAGAGGACATAACCTAAAGAAACGCTTTAATATGAGTATTGCTGATTACAACATAATATTCTTAAAGCAGAAAGGTAGATGTGCTATATGCAATGAAGCTGAAACTAGTGTAGATACTAAAGGTAAAGTAAAGTGGTTAAGCGTAGATCATAATCATTCTACTGGTGACATCAGGGGGCTACTATGTAACTCCTGTAATACTGGTATAGGGTTGTTGGGCGATAGCCAAAGTGTACTAAAGAGTGCAATTAAATATTTGAATAAAAGAGGATCATATGGAAAAAAGTAATGTATTGATAATTGATGGAGATATTCTTAACTTTACAATAGGTAGAGTAACAGAAGATATCTCAGATTTTGATGGTCAAATATGTAAATCATTTGATGAAGAATCTATTGTTAGGTTACTAGATGAAGGTCTAGATAACATAGCTGAACAGTGTGGTTATGAAAGGTCTGAATTAATGTATGCAATCTCATGTGAGAAGAATTACAGGAAAGGACATTTCCCTACATATAAATCTAACCGTAAGGACGTAGTAAAACCTTTAGGGTTAAACTGGTTAAGGACTTATCTTAAAGAGAATGCTGAAAAGTATAACCTAGTATTACTGGAGAACTTAGAAGCAGATGACGTTATGGGCATCTTTGGTACAAGTGGTGACACTGGGGTATCAATTTATAGTCAAGATAAGGATCTTAAAACTATACCTGTGCGTCAATGGGATTTCAAAAAGAAAGAGTTCTTTACTCCAACACCTTTGGAATCTATGAGATACTTGTATACTCAGGTGCTCACAGGAGACACTGTAGACGGTTACAAGGGATGCCCACGTATCGGTAAGGTAAAGGCAGCAGCAGCACTTAAAGACTGTAAGAATGAACTTGAGATGCTAGAACAGTGTTACGTAAGGTTCCACAAGGTATACAAAGAACATGATAAAGCTAAAGAAGAACTACTAGCTCAGATTGGGCAGGCTAGGATATTACATCAAATAGATTATTTAGCATTGGTACAATTTAATGAGACTTATAATCCATTTAAGATAATGAATGTATGTGATGATATGCTTGTTGATTGGGCTTTTATGTATAATGAGAGTTTAATAAAGGCTAAGAAGCCAAAGAAGGTTAAAGATGGCATTTAAGTGCAGTAAGTGTAAGAAAGAAGTTATGTTATTATGCTACTTATCTGAATATGGGCAGAGAAAATGTAAGAATAAAGATGGTAGAGACTACTGCCAAGAATGTTTTGACCTTAAATTCAAGGAAAAATTAGATGACAAAAACAAGTAAAAGTGAACGTAAGTATGGGAAGGATAATGAGAAAGATCCACCGAAGAAGAGACAGAGGAGGGGTAAGGCTGAAGTGACAAAAGTACCAGAAAAGTTTAAAATATTAATTGATGGTTCAGGGTTCAGTAAAGCAATGTCCTATGAAGATTGTATTAAGGTGGTTAATAAGATGGAGTCAGCAGCTAAGAGGCTGAGACAGCCATTACCTAGTTTGATACTAGTTAAACAATAAGGAGGAGAGATGGGTGACTTGGCAAAAGGTGCAGAGAAAGCTGTACAAGATGTAGGTAAGACAATTGAAAAAGCAGGGCAAGATGTATGGGATACTGGTGGTAAAGCAATTAATGACACAGGTAAGGTAGCTACTGATGTAGGTACTTCAGCTCTTAAAGCGGTGGATGATACTGTTAGTACAGTTGATAAAGCAATAAAGGATACAAGTAGAGAAATTGGGAGATGGTCAGATGATGGTATATTCTTAGATCCACTTAGAGATCAGACTCAAGCTGCCAAGGACGCTGCAAAAGAACAGAAAGCAGCGCAAGAAGCAGGCATAGCTGCACAAGAAGCAGGTAGGATATCTCAAATAAAACAAAATGCGTCTAATAGGGGATCTAATGAAGGTTCTAGTATTCTATTAGGTAGTAAAAGAAAAAAGAAAAAAGGTGGCTCTGTATCTTCTGGCATGGGATTGTCAAAAGGTGATACAGGTTTACAAGTATAAATGAATACTAAAGCAAGTAAGAGATATGATCAGCTATGTAAATCACGTAGTAATTATCTCAGAAGGGCAGAAGATGCCTCTAAATTAACTATACCTCAACTATATACAGGTAACTATGATAAAGAATCAGATGGTAATTCATATGGTAATCCTTATCAATCCCTAGGTGCCAGAGGCGTAAATAATTTAGCTAATAAGATCATTCTTACATTATTCCCACCTGCAACTGCTTTCTTTAAAATGGGTATTGATCCATTGACTATGAAACAGATGCATAAAGGAGAAGGTGTCATTGATCAGGCATTACAAGTTCTAGAGAAGAGTATTGTGAATGAGATGGAAGTCTCACAATTAAGATCATCTCTAGTTGATATGCTAAAACAATGTATCATTGGTGGTTCAGCAATACTACATGTACCTGTAAAGGATGATCCTAAAGTAATCAGCATGACTAATTTTGGTATTAAAAGAAGTAGAAGTAAGAAGATACTGGAGTTAATAATAAAAGAATGTCTAGTTTACTCAGAGTTGGATAAAGAAACAAAAGATCAGCTAGGTAAGTCACCTGAATTAACTGAAGAACATAAAAATGATAAGAAGCCTTTAGATGTATACACAGTTGTTAAGAGACAAGAAGATGGTATGTATAAAGAACATCAAGAAATACTTTGTATGAAAATTGATGGCACGCAGGGTACATACAAGTCTACTGATATGCCATACATATTTATACCTTTTGTAGATAGAGGTGAAGATTATGGTAGATCATATGTAGAGGATTTTATGGGTGATTTAAACTCTTATGAAGGTCTACGTAGATCAGTACTAGAGGCTGCAGCAGAGTCAGCTAGGATAATTTACCTAGTTAAACCTAATGCAACACTGACGGTCAAGAAGTTAACAACAGCTAGGTCTGGTGATGTACTTCAAGGTAATCCCGATGATGTAGGTGTGCTTCAAGCTGACAAGCGTTTGGACTTACAGATAGCTCAACAAGAGATGGAGATATTAAGATTAGATCTTAGTACTATGTTTCTACTTGATAGCTCAGTAAGGCGTAATGCTGAAAGAGTTACAGCAGAAGAGATTAGAAGAGTATCACAAGAGCTAGAAGTAGCCCTTGGTGGTATATACTCTACACTAGCTAATGTATTACAGGAACCTTTGGTAATGTTATACCTAGGCAGATTGAAAGAGAAGGGCACCATTAATGATGCACTTAAAGATTCAATTGGACTAGAAGTAACTACAGGTTCAGCAGCATTAGGTAGAGGTACGGAGTTTAATTCTATTAGCACATTCGTACAGTCCATGCAAGGAGTGCTAGGTCAAGAATTTGGTAGATATATTAAGATGCCAGAGCTAATTGCAAGAGTTGCAAACAGTTTAGATCTAAATACATCAGAGTTAATTAAAACAGAGGGAGAGTTACAGCAAGAAGCTCAAGCTCAGCAACAAGCTCAATTACAGCAAGCTGCAGTAGCACCTGCTATTAATGCAGCATCAAAACCACAAAAATAATAAGGAAAAATAATTATGAGTGACGAACAAACAAATTCAGAACAAAGTAGTGAACAAACAAATGATTCAATGGATCAATCAACTAGTGACAATCAGGAAGAAACTCAGCAAGCCTCCACAGGTCAGCAAGAAGATACTTCTCAAAGTATTGAGACTAATGGTAGTGAAGTAGGATTACAGAAAAAAACAGAGGAGAGTGTGGACTCATCCGAAGATTTTTCTAAAGGGTTAAGTGATTTAGTAAGTAAAGCCTTAAATGGTAATCTCACTGACGAGCAAAGAGAAATATTAGACAAGCAAGGTCTTGGAGAACATTTCGATATGATCGTGGCAGGTCACAGAGCCAATATTGAAAGGAATGACGCAGAGATTATTGGTGTAGTAGGAGACAGGCAAGCATATGGTGAGCTTCAGGAATGGGGATCAGCAAATCTCAGTGATGAGGATTTTGACTCTTTTAACTACGCAGTAATAGAATCTGGTGACATTCATTTAGCTAAATTAGCAGTTGAAGGTCTACAAGCTAGATATTTAAAAGCTAATGGACAAGCCCCTCAGAAAAGGATTGAGGCAGGTGGAACGGCTAATGAAGCAAACAGACCGTACTCAAATAGAGATGAGTACATAAGAGAAACAATGTCTAATAAATATAGACAAGATCCTGAATATGCCGCACAAGTGGAGGCAAAAAGAAATATTTCAGGATTCTAACTAGGAGGTAATTTATGGCTTATAATTCAGGTGGTGAAAACAACGGTTCAGGAACGGCACGGGAACTATACCAACAAAAGGCAGCTACAGATGTACTTAGATATTTCAAAGTTACAAATGTTGCAAAAGAACTAATTACAAATGAAAGTATTTCTGATGGTAAATCAAAAGCTTTCCCAATTGTAGGTAACGCTACAGCATCTAGCAGAGATGAGAAAACTCTTGCAGAACTTTCTTTAGACTCTGTTAAAGCAACAGAGAGACTAATTGTTATTGAAGATATGACAGTAGCTCACTCTTGGATCTCAGATCTAGATCAAGCTATGGCTCACTATAACTCTAAGTCAGCACATATTGAGTCTATCGGGCGTGCATTAGCTAAGAAAGTTGATGAAGATATTATTGCTAAGGTTATTGAAGCAGGTCTTATTAATGATGGTACAGCAGCATCAGGTGCAGGTCTTAAAGACTTTGATGATGATGTGTTCTCATCTGTTGCCCTAACATCAAATGCAGGTATCCCTACAATGACAGGGGCACAGGTTCAAGCTCAAATGGCAGACGCTATGACAGAATTTAGAGATAAAGACTGTGTTGGTGATCCAGTATTTTTAGTTAGACCACAACCTTACTTTGCATTACTTAACAACCCTGCTCAGACAGGACTTACTTGGGTAAGTGATGAGTTTGCTCAAAGTGGTAAAGTACCTATGGTGCTTGGTGCAAGAGTTGTCTACTCGCCACACTTCCCTGCTATTGATGATTCAACATCAGGTGTACCTAATGCAGTAGGTGTTTTATTTGCTAAAGAATGTGTAGGTAGTCTAGAGCTATTATCAGTTAATATTAAAACTGATTATATTCCTCAAAGACTTGCAGATTTAATGGTTGGTAAAATGGCAATTGCTTACGGAATCTTAAATCACGGTTCAGCGATTACTTTTGGATATGTAAATCCATAATAAATAACTCCTCGGAGTTTTTAGGGGGAGGCTTAATTGCTTCCCCTTTTTTTGAAACTACAATATAAGGAGGATTAAATGGCATTATTATCAGAATTAGAGGCAATCAATCAGATACTAAGTGTAACTGGTGATGCACCTGTTTCCAATGTAAATAGCACATATGAGCAAGCAGTAGTAGCTCGAAGAATACTACTAGAGATTTCAAGACAGAAACAAGCCAAAGGTTATTGGTTCAATGAAGTTGATGAACAGCTATTACTTAAAGACAGTAATGGTCACATAAACCTACCTGCTGATACAATACGTGTAGATGTACCAAGAGATGTTGGTAAATACGTACAGAGAGGTTTAAAGATTTTTAATAAAGTAGATAGTACATATGTATTTACAGATGACCTATATGTTAATATGGTGTCAGATTTAGTATGGAGCCTGTTACCACAGACATTTAGACAGTATGTAGTAGCGGTAGCTAGCCTTAGATACAATGCAGAATATTTTGGATCGCCAGACTTAGAGCAAAGAATACAGTCAGATGTGTTTGAGAAGAAACTGGCACTTGATGCAGAGGATATAGATAATAGAGATTTAAATATGCTAAGCTCCACAAGAGCAAGTAATATAGCATTTAAAAATAGAAACTAGGAGGTAACAATGAGCTTAATTAGTAGAGTAATTAGAAGCCTCATAAATGGTGTATCACAGCAATCACCTAGTGTGCGTTTAGATAACCAAGTTGAAACTCAGGATAATATGATACCTGATATTTCGGGTATACTTACTAGAAGATCACCTGCAATACTTGATGATATTGTAGCTCATGACGGTTCTAGAATATATGATGATGAGCATGCTATGTTCACAATGACTATTGATGAGCAGAAAGTGTCTCTTGGTATTAAACCAGATGGTACAGTGTATAGGTTTGATGAGAACTTTGCCGATACAACTACACTAACTCAGTCTGCTAGTGTAAAAGCTTACCTATCTCATACAAATAAAAATTCTATAAGTACTGTTGAGACAAGTGACAGTATACTTATATTAAATAGAGATGTTACAGTTGGTAAGATTGCAGCACCACCTATATCTACTTCTACATATGGTAGGGGTTTGATATGGGTTACATCAGCATTTGAAGGTGCAACATACAATGTATATCATGTTAATAATGGCGGCACAAAAACTCATGTAGGTCAATATACATCAGGAGCTAAAGACACTCCTAAGTCAGTAGTTAAAGGATTGATTGATGGTACTATTGAGGTAGGGGCTACATCTACATTAAACATGACAGCAACAATACCGCTTACCAAGACTTTTCACCAAGAGAATAACACTTGTATTGTTAGAAATGATCAGTTAGGTTATTTTGAAGTTGATTGCGATTATGGTACTCATATAAGAACACTAACAGAGTCTAAGCCAGATAATTCTAAAACACTGACTAGCTCTAATCAGCTTCCACCTAAAATTGCAACAGGGGTGCCTGACACATTAACACCAACTGGCACAGAGAATTTCTTAGTAAGGATTAATCCAAGTATTACTGAAGATCTAACAACATACTATCTTAGGTATTCAGGGGAATATGACGCGTGGGTTGAATCTAGTAATGGTTATGTTAGTAGTTTAGATAATGAAACTATGCCAGTAAGGATTGCTAAAGATGGAGTAGCTACTTTAACAGTTGAGCATTCACCATTTGCTGCACCTTTAGTAGGTGATGATTTAAGTAACCCTGCACCAACTATTTTAGGTAGTCGAATTAAAGATTTAATCATATATAACTCTAGGTTAGGGTTTGCATCAGAGAGTACATTAGTATTTAGCACAATAGATGACTATTTTAACTTATATAGAACTAGTACTGCTAGTTTTCTTATAAGTGATGTGGTAGATTTAGAGTTAGATTCAAGTAAACTGGGTTATCGTAAGATTGATAATATATTTACTATGGATAATAACATAATAATCAACACAGGGTTATCACAAAGTATTCTAGCAATGCCTACTAATTTAGATATATCAGCAGCTATATTCGCTCAGATATCTTCATTTGACTTAGGAAGTAATTCCCCTACACCAGTACGTAGGGCAATGTATTTTCCAATTAAGCAAGGTAACTTTACAACATTTAAGTCATTTCAACAAGAAGTTGAGACAGGTGTTGGGTATACTGATAATGCTGTTACTAAACATTGTGAGAAGTATATTAAAGGCGAAGTAGTACAAACTGTAATATCAAATGACCTTGTTATGGTCAGGACTGACGACTCACCAAAGACGTTATATGTACAGCATACTTATGTAAGTGAGAATAAAGTCCTACAGAATGCATGGCACAAATGGACATTTAAATATAATATCAAATACATTTACCCAGATGGTGATGTTATTAAAATTATATTTGAGGACACACCAAACAATCAGACTATCTATTGTACTATGTCAATATTTCCTTCAGAGATTAGTGAGGATACAGATACACAAATTGGTTACATACCATACTTAGATTATCAAACAGAGGATACAGCTCTGGCACTTAATCTATCTGATACAATATCAGTGGACTACAAGTTAGGTAAGTTAGTACCTATAGGCTCACCTAATAGTATACAAGGTAATACATTTAATTCCATAGTGACATTAAGTGAGATAATACCTCGATCACAAGGTCAAGGTGGGGAGCAGACTAAAATTGGTTATGCTCTATTAATGCTCAGAAGAATGTCATTAACTGTAGGATACACTGGTAGATTAAATATTAGAGTAACGAGAACAAAGAGAGTTGTGTATAATCATACATTTATACCACAATTACTAGGTAATATTGTAGTAGGTAGAGAGCCTGTAAATATTCGTGATGCTAGATTTCCTGTTAATGGAAGGTCACAGGATATTGAGGTACAGATATCAACTATAAATACATTTACACCACTACAGATACTAAGTTTGGAGTGGCAAGGACAACTAATAAAAAAGGGTGGGAGGTAATACTCCCTACCTTTAACGGAGGATAGCTATGGCTGAAGATAAAGAATTAAAAGCACCAAGCATAACAAGTATAATTAGTGATTTTAGTAGTGATCTATGTCCTACACCAGAATTAAAAGCTGAAAGAAGGCAGGTTATATGCGAATTAGAAGCTAGGATGGGTACACTAGAAGGTAATTATGATATGGAAGAGTTTAATGAAGGTAAGATAAAACATCATTATGCAACAGGTGTCTATGGTAGGGAACTATTCATACCAGAAGGTCAGGTTATAGTTAGTAAAATACATAAAGGTAAAACATTTAATATAATAACAGAAGGTATGGTATCGGTAATATCAGAGATGGGTTTTCACACCTATACCGCACCTTACGTGTTTGTGTCTGATCCATTTACAAAGAGAGTTGTTATATCACATATGGACACTGTATGGGTTACAGCACATGGCTCAGATAAAACAGATTTAAAGGACATAGAGGAAGAGATAATCGCAAGAGATTTTTCTGAACTTTATGCAATAGAGGAGGGTAAATGACTTGGGTAGCGATAGGCACAGCAGGTGCAGGTATGCTTATGTCAGGTATGGCAGGAGCACAGGAGAGTTTAAATAAAGCTAGATTAATGAGGGCACAACAGGATGCTAAAATAAGGCAATTAAGTAAACAATTTGATTATGAAGCACAGAATGTACATAATAATAAAGTAGCAATAGATCAACAAAAATTAACCAATGATGTTGCTATACAAGAGAATAAACTAAAGGCTGAAGATGCGTTTGCACAATCCTTTGCAGGATCAGGTGTTAAGGGTAGATCAGTGGATGCTTTAGAGGCTCAGATTGCTAGTGGAACTGGAAAGGCACAAGCTGCTAATGCACAGCAAGCCACACAGCAGCATGATAGACAGTTTTTAGGTTTAATGCGTACTAATCTAAAAGCTCAAGACACTATTAGCCAGATAGAGATGTTTGATGCTAGTGCTGAGAAAGCAGCTAATGATATGGCTATGATGTCAGCAGGGGTTAATGGTTTCCTATCAGGTGGTGGTATGGAGATGCTTTTAAAAGACAAATAAGTATAAAGGAGGTATATGATGGCTAATGAATTTTTTAAGTCACCACAGTTAGGTCAAGCACAGTTAACTGATGCACAGCAGACTGGACTTACAGGTGAGGATAGAGCTGCAGTTACTAAAGCACAATTAGCTTCTCAAAGTATTCAAACATTACATAATATGGGAAAGAATGTTGTGCATAGTATTTCAGGTGTCTATCAAGATAATATTAAATATAAAAATAAAGTACAAAGTAAACAACATCACAAATTCTTTCAAGCGGAGGTGAAGCAGAAGATAGCTAATACACCTAATTTTGAATCTATTGGTGATGAGGACTTGAAAAAAAAGTATTTAGAATATAGTGAAGAGTTTATGGAAGCTCATAGAGATAAACCCTATGCTGATACACTAGAGAAAGATCTAGCACTAATGGGTGATGATATGCTCGGTTTTATGATAAAAACTAGAGGAGCTAAGCATACTCAAATTGTTACTGATGCAACAGCAGAAAGTGCTAATGGGCTTGGTCAAATGTTTACATCAGGTATGATAAGTGATGAGCAATTTAATGGGCGTATAGCTGAACTACAGTATGATGCTACTTTTGGATTACAAGATCCTGCTAGTTCAAACTTACCCTTCAGTGATGAAGATAGGGCTAAGTATAGAGCTAATATAACAAGTAAACAATCATCTAAAGCTATACTAAAGGGGTTACTGATTCAAGCAGGTAATCCAAAAAATTCTAAATTAGCTGCTAAGATGAATACTCCAGAGTTTAGAAAATTTATGAATATAGATGATACGAATGAAGAGTATAATAAAAGTATGTATCTACTTGCTAAGAAAGGTCGAGCTGCTGATAAACTTAATTATGATAAAGGTATTGATGGTCTTAAAGAGACTCTATACACTATGACTAATCAAGGCTTACCAGTAAATATAGATAAACAGTTAGATGGATTTAAGCAGCAAGGTAAAGCTATATCAGCACAGGATGAGCATAAGATAAGAAAAGCTTTTAAAAATGAGAATGACCTTGTAATTAAAACATCTAACTACCTTGATGGTATGCAGAGTGGTAAGGATATTCTATTGAATGAAACCCCTAAAGTTAGAGAGGAGCATTTCAATAGGGCATTCTCTGACGCAGTAGGGCTTACAGGAGAAGTAATGTCTTTAGATAATATACACGCTAACGTGACTAGAGATGAGGTTACACAGGCTCGTCTAAAAGAGAACCTAGGTAATGGGGTACCTTTACCAAAGAACATGACTAGGCTATTTGATATACCTGCAGGGAGTGATCCTGATAAATGGTTAAAAGCTAATGAGACTATACAAGTAATGTCTAGATTATCTAAAGAAAGTGGTAGATCACTTACTAATTTCCTATCCCCAGAGGTAGTAGGCAAGGTTCGAGCAATATCAAATATACAAAGTAATCCTATACTGTCTATTGAGCAAAAACAAGAGCAACACAATATGATATTAGATGATTACTCAAAGATTAATTCTAGAGGTTATATTAAGCCAATGGAAGGTTCTTCTATTGATAAAGATAAGTTAGCCAAAGCTTCTTCTGATGCTAAATGGACAACAGATAATTTAGAAGGTAGTAGACAGAACTTTGAAATCATGCAACATTATGCTTACCTGAACGAAAGAGCAGGTATGAATGGCGATGATGCATCAGAGTTAGCTATTCAGCAGTTTAATGATGGGCATAGTCAGCATGAGAACCCAGATGGTACTGAGATAGCTATTCCTGTTGAGCATAAAAATTTAAATCCTACTGGACTTAAAATGTTTGCTAGAGGTAATAGAGATATATCTAATAGAATAACTGGTCAGAAAATAGGTGGATTTAAGGACTATAGAATTGACAGACAAATTGGGATGAAGAAAGCCCCAGATTTTAATGTGTCTAAAGAATATCTACTTACATATGATGGTCAGGAAGTAATTGATGCTCGTTTTAAATATGAAGATTATACAAAATATATTAACGGATTAGATCCTAAACTACAGCGTCAAGTGAATAAGGCACTTAATAAGAGTAGACAAGAATCTATTGAAGATGGTATTAGACTAGGACAAAAGAGAAGAAAAGCAAGGGGAAGTAATAAAGCTGAAAAGTTTAGTTATGGGCAATTTGACTTTGAATTTATTGAATAACAATTAGGAGGCGGTTTATGAGTAAACCAAATATGAAACAGTTTGAAGAATTTCAAGCCAAAGCTGAGGAAAGAATAGGTAGATCCCTAACAGGAACTACTAGATCTTCTGGGCGTAATCATGGTGTTGATGGTGCATTAGACTTTGGTGTATCTAAAAATTCCCTTACGCATAAGGAATATCTTATACTAGGTCTAACAGCTAGGGAATATGGTTTTAGAGTTGGGGATGAGCGTGGGCATACACACAAAAGTGCGGTTAATCACATGCATGTGGATCGCCGTACCTATGAGCCTAAGAAATCTACATCAAAGGGTAAGTTACAACGAGATTTTGAAAGAGATCTTATAGATGGTACTGCTAGAAATGATGGTGGCTTAGGTATATTTACTAGGATGAAAGAGGAGATGGATAAAGGTATGAAGTTTGAGGATGCAATACACTGGGGATCACTTAATGACTTCAGCATGCAGATTGATAAATTTCAACCTGAACCTGAACCAGATATTGATATCAAAGAATTAACTACTGGTGTTCTAGCTTTAGATGCTTCAGATTATTTAGGTACAGAGCTATTTAAAGATGCAGCAGCTCTTAAACTTACAAATGTTAAAGAGAACCCTAATAGTATATCAGAGATACAGGAAATGGCACCTATTAAAGAAGTAAATTTTAGAAAACCTAACAGTGTTCTAGAAGAGTCTCAGAGTGTTGTTACTAAACTGATGGCACAACCTACTGAGACAGAGCAGGAGCTGAGATACCCTATCAGACCTAATAAGCAGACTACACCTAGAGGTAAATCAAACTTCCAAGGTCAAAGTACTACTGGTATGGTTATAGATGCAATTTCAGATTGGGGCGGTCGCATGGCAGAGCATGCTAAAGGTGAGAAAGACTTTACAGGTATGGGGGCTAACTTAGGTAATCAGGTTATTGAAGAATCTGCTGCAGGTCTTGTAGGACAAATACTACATAGAGATGCTATCACTACAGGTGTAGTTGATCCTGAGTTTAACCCTAAAAATAATCCTGAGGTATTAGAGCATGCAATCGAGGGTTTAAGTAATGAACAAGCTGAAAGCTTGCTGACAAACCATTCAAGTAATGAGCATGATTTTGTAGCTGTGAGTGAAGCAATGAAAGCGCAGAATCTTAGGAAAGCAGAGATTGATGAATACTCTAAGGAGCACCCTGTGTTATCAGGAATTAACTTTGCAGGTAACATGTTAGGTGAGGCAGTAATGTTTGCACCATTAAACAGAGTTATAGCTGCAGGTGGCTTAGCAGTTACTTCTAAAGGTACATTTAAATCAGTCAGCGCTATGAAAGCTACTACTGCACTAGTTGGTGCTGAAGTTGTTGAAGGTGGTATTGGTGAAGCAATTCGTACAACACAGATGGAGAATTATGAATTTAATCCTTATATCTTCGGAACTGCTGTTGTACTAGGGGCTAGTGTTAATAAGTTAATGGATGATGTAGCCCTTAAGCGAGGTGTTAGTGAGATATTAGAAAATGAAGATGGGTTTATTAAGATGTCAACTGCTCAAGCTAAACGTGTTGTAAAACAAGTAGCAAGTGAAGCTGATAGTTTAAATGCAAGTAAGATGGTAGATATGTTAATAAAGCGTAAAGGTGAGATTGCTAACACAATCAGAAAGTCTTTAAAGACTGACCATGATACTTTGGTTAGTATGATTTCTAATTCTAAAAAGACTATGAAGGCAGCTCCAAAAGGCTCAGATGCATATAAGTTAGCTAAAGGTGATATGACTAGGGGTGTTAGAGAGTTGGCTAAATTGAAGAAGTCAATGCCTAAACAGTTCAAGTCAATTGCTGATGGTACACACCCATCATTTGCTATAGCACTTAACCCACAAATAAGTACAAAAGCTATTGCTAAGGAGTTTAATATAGCACCAGATGTTCTAGATAACCCTGTGAAGTTAAGAGACTTCTTGGGGTTAAATGGTTCACGTATTGGTGATGAAGTTTTAGTACAAGGTGAAAAGTCTTATGCTAATGTACTGCGTAGACAAGTTACTGAATTACAAAATAATAAAAGGTTAAATATGAATACGTTCATGCAAGGTGTTTCTGAGACAATGAAAACATCACCTTTAGATATTAACAATTCAGTAAGTAATGTTCTTGAAGGTTTAGCTGATACTAATAGTGTTACATCAAAGTACATATTTAATAAAGGTAATTTGGTGTCTAGTGATAACCCTTTAATTGCAGGTTTTTATAACTTAATAGGATCTGATGGCGCAGGGAGACAAGGCATGTCTCAGATGAGAGCAGGACAGACACAACAAAAATATGCTAAGATCTTTGGTGGACAGTTAATGACTAACTATCGTACTAGAGGTGATGAGCTATATACTCACTTAATCAATAAAGATCAGGGAATGGATAAGCTTAAAACAAGAGCTGAAAACTTTTTAGATTATGAGAGTTATGAGAAAACAGTTAACCCTATTTTAGAGGATAGGCTGAGATTAGGTAAAGTAGATTTTGCTAATAAATATGGTGAGGATTTAGAGATAATTAGGATAGCAGAGGATTTTGCATCTGATTGGAATAAACTAAACCAAGATATTAATACATTACTTAAACGTAAGGGAGTTGAAGGAGTTGACTTTGAATCTTCAGAAGATTTTATCCATGCTAGTTGGGATTTTAACAAGGCTCGTGCTATGGACTTAGAAGATCTAGAAGATGGTTTATTTAACGGGATGGTTAAAAAGTTAGATGACAGTGGTATTGAATTTGAAGAGTCACTAATTAGGACTCAAGCTAAGAAGTTTGCTTTTGGTATCCGTAATGCTGATATCACTAAGAATTTAGAGGCTCAGAAGGGTTACATAGAGTTCCTAGAGAAGCTAGTAAAGCGTACAGATACTACTGAAGGCAAGGCTACATTAAACACTGAGATTAGAAGATTACAGACACAGAAGGCTGCTAATGAAGCAGGTGACTTGGGTAATAAATCTATGATAGATCTTAATGTTAATATTCCAAACACCAATGAGACATTATCTAGTCTAATGGAAAGTAACTTCCTTGTAACACAAAAGAAATATAATCAAAGAATGTCAGCTAGGATAGCGGCAGCAGAACACGGTATTAAAGATATTAACCAATTAGATGAGTGGGTTAATGATGCAGTTGATTCTGAGGTTAAGAAGCTCGCAGCTTCAGGTACTAGAGATCCCGATAGAGCTGTAAAGCATATCAGGGAATCTATGGAACAGGATCTTAAATCATTTAAGCATGGTAACATGGCAGGTAGATCTGATTTACTTGAGCAGGATGCACATGATGTTGTTAGATTAGCTAATAAGTATAACTTTGCACGACTAATGCAGAGAGTATCTATTGCCTCTATTGCAGAGCTTGGTGGTACTATTAATGAAGTTGGTTTATTCAATGCTAGTAAGGCGTATATAAATGAATTTAAGAATGTACTTAGAGGACTTAAGAAGTCTAACCCTAAAGGATATCAACAAGAGCTTACTGAAGCACTATCTAGCATCACTGGTATTGGTTTAGAAGATTGGGCTTTTACATCTAGAGGTGTCTCTGGTGGTGAAAGAATCTTTAAAGAAGGTGCAGCAGGTGGTTTTGAGAAATTTGTAGACGGAGTTGGTGCAGTAACACAGGGAACACTAGGTGGTATGGAGACATTTCACAGAAGGTTAACTATGAATGCTATTGCAAACAAACTTGGTAAACACTTTGTAGGCAAATCAGATGATAATTTTATGCCCCTAATATTTGGTGGCAACAAGTTATCTACTAGATCTATGGAGAATATAGGACTAGGATCATACGATCCAGTCAGTAAGAAGTTAGTTACTAATGCTAAATATGAGGCAGTAAAGAGTAACTATATTAAACATGCTAAGCTAGATAAAGAGGGTAATCTTATGAACCTAAATCTTAAAGATTGGAATAAGGATGCCGTTGAAGATTATGCTGATGCAATAGTAATGCAAGCTTCACATATAATGGTAGATCCTGACTCTGTAACTTCAGCTCTATGGCAGAATACTACAGTAGGTAAGATAGGTTCACAGTACCAATCATTCTCGAGAAATGCTAAGACTAAAGTATTTGGATATCATATGAATAATGCTGCTATTGGTTTAGAGCGTGGTGACTACCAAGAAGTTGCTAAACTGGCTAATGTTATGTACGTAAGTGCTTTAACAGGTTTAATAGCTATTAGCTTAAACTCAGAATTAGGTAATACAGGTAAAGGTGAAGGCTTAGGTGCTGATACTGCTGCACTATTCGATGATGGTGTATTACAAGCGATGGCAGTAGGGTTATCTAGAAGTTCTATGATAGGTGGTATTGATGTACTAACTGATACAGTTGGTAGTTCTATGTTTGGTTATGATCCCATATTTACTGGAGCTTCCTTCACAAATAGAAGTAAGAACTTTGGGAACTTAGCTGCAACACCATTAGGGCAATTAGTGTCTGGCGGTATTAGTGCAACTACTGATTTAACATCAGGTGACTTTACAGGAGCAGGTAAAAAGGCTTTAAAATTATCTCCATTCCAAAGACAACTAGGAGTAGGGCAATTAATTAATTTCTTTTCACAAGATTAACAATTTAAAATAGGAGGTAATATATGGCTTTTGCTAATGTATCTTATACAGCCAATGGGGCAGTCCAAACATTCGTGGTACCATTTGGCTATTTACAGCAATCTCACGTTAAAGTATTCTTAGATGATGTACAGACTATACTATACACATTTAATGGTAGCGGTGATATTGTTATGGACGCTATACCTGCTGATGGTGTAGTAGTGAAAATTCAGAGAGATTCTGATATTACACAAAAACTAGTAGCATTTGCAGACGGATCTAACTTAACAGAGGAAGATTTGAATGATGATGCTAGTCAAGGTATTTACTTACAACAAGAGACTAGAGATGAGATTGAAATAATCAATGCATTAAATCAAGCACTAATTGCTGAACTTGAAACTAGTAATACAGCTATTGGAGATAACTCTACTGCTATTGTAAGTAAAGTTGATGGAGCAGGCAGCTCTACTGACAACTCAATACCTAGATATGATGGAACAACTGGTACTATCTTACAAGACTCTGGGGTGACAATAAGTGACGAGGGTGATCTAGAAGGTATTAACACTATTAGTGTTGAGCAGATAACTGCAACTAGAACATCAGAAGCAAATGGAGACAACCCATTCACACTAAGTGTTGATGCTGCAGGTTTTCAAGATATTAATGTACTTGAGATAGACTATACAACAGGTGATATTACAGATGATGCAAATGAAGCTGTTATTAAAGCTGAGATTGATGATACACTTGCTTTAGGTGGTACTATTAATGCACTTGAGGTTTCCTCAGTAGCAGGAGTTGCTGATTGTTTTGGGATCATGGCAGGTAATAATGTTAGCCCAATTGCTCAGGCATCTACTCAGTTTCTTAACCCGACTTCAGCTAAAGTTAACGGTGTTGATACATTCATGGATCTTATTGATGATAGTGTATCTACACCATGTTTTGTAGTTAAGGGTGATACTATTACTACTGGGAGTATGGTTAAATTTACGTCATTGAAATTTGACTTTGTTGATGCCTCATATAGTGGTAACCTTACACCTACCTTTTGGTACTCAGATGGTTCTGGAGGTTTTATACGCTTCTACCCTACAGATGGTACAAGTGGTCTTAGAGGAAGTGGTATTATATCTTGGGATATAACAGATACACCTCTATGGGGTAGGGATGTTAATAATGAGTATACTATCAGGGTTAACCATTCTAGAAATGCAGTCAAACCTACACGATACATGAAGCAAGTTCAGGTTCAAGGTATAGTTAGTTATAATTGGACTGAGATGGGCGATATCACCGCTAACAGTATACAGCTAGACTCAGGTGTTAGGGCTAATGTTATCCTAGATGAAGGTGATATGTCATCAGATAGAAGTGATGCTCTTGCAACTCAGAGATCAATTAAAGAATATGTAGAGGCTAATGCAGGAGGAGCCTCAGAAGTAACACAGATAGAATTAGATTTAAAAGCTAATGCTATTGACTTTGCATTTGGATATCAGAATATTAATGTAACTACAGCTCAGAAGAATGCTTTAACTGCATCAGCAGGGCTTCAAGTTTTTGATACAGATCTAGGTAAGTTACAGGTCTATGATGGATCTACATGGATTAGTTTACATTAAAGTTTATTGATTAATATTAAAACAGTGGTGTTAGCATTAATATGTTAACATCACTATAACTAAGGAGACAATATGGCAATAGTAACATTTAGTTCAGTGCTGAAAGGTTCAGATAATGTAGTCACATTAGATAAAGCTGAGCTTTCTGCGGATACAAAAGTTATAGCAGATCCTTACTTCAGCAACCAAGCAAATTGGAGCAAGGTAGCAGTAACATATAAAACAACAAGTGGTCAATTAAAAAACATTTTCTTTGACGCTTTACTGACGACACCTACTGGTAACTTTGATCCATCAATCTATGCAATGACGGATTGGTTAGTTAATGCATTAGTAGTTTATGGCGTTAATGATGAGATATTAATTCTAACTAGAAGTGATCTAAATACAGTTAATTTTGACATTACTTTAACAGAACCACCAGTAATATTACCACCTGCAAATGTTGGTTATGTTGGTGAGCCTTTTACATGGGATATAAATGTGGCAGTTTCACAGTTCCCTTCTGGTAATATAGGAAGTGCCATAGATAGTTATGCAATTGTGTCAGGAAGTTTACCCACAGGAGTTTCTTTAAACCCTACTACTGGTGAAATTAGTGGAACACCTACAGTGGCACAAGGTGCTACTTTCGTGACAATTGGTGCATCTAATTCCGCAGGGGAACAGCACATAGTATTTGAAATTACTGTTATAGCAGTAGTTGTAAGTAATGCCCTGACATGGAATGAATTTGGTAATGATTTCATAACTACGTCTAATGCATACATACATGATGAAGATGGTGCATTATACTACTTGATACAATCAAATGAGCAAATAAGTTCTGGGAGTTTTGAGCTTAAGTTTAAGACAACTCCTGTAATAAATCAACAGGTAGTAGGTTTAGACATAAGTCCTCATGCAAGTACTAATAATGATTACAACCTTATTGATTATGGTTTCTCATTTAGTGGTGGTTCTTGGAGTATTTGGCAGAATGGTGGGGTTGGTGGTAGTCCTACTGGAGCTTTCAGTGATAATGATGAGTTTAAAATAGAAGTAGATACCGTAGCAGATGAAGTTAGGTACTATAAGGTGAACATGGTAACACCTGTACACACTACATCAATTGCAATGGTATTCCCAGTTAAACTAACATCAACAGCATACTCTACTACACCAAGGTCTATGACATTATATGATATAACTTTTGGTGATTATGGGGATACTGGGCAGACTTGGACAACTGAGGTATCAGATAATACCTCACCAACTATGACCATACTACAGGCAGGTACAACTATTCAGAAATCTGGAGGTACAAACTATAGTGGTGATAACAATTCTAGAACAATTAATGAGATAATTAGTGGTGATGGCTTTGTACAGGTTACTGTTCCTGCAGGCTATGCATCTGGTGGTAACAGGGGTAGATTTGGCTTACAACACTCGGCACCTCTTACAGATCCCACATCAGCTACAGCCCCAATAGTAATGGATTATCAGTTATATATAAGAGGTACTGCACTTAGGGTGCATGAAGCTTCTGGTTCAATAGCACAGCATACTTCTGTAGCTGATGGTGACGTAATCAGGATTGAAATCTCTGGAACAGATGTTATATATTCAAAGAATGGTACAACATTTAGGACAGTACCTTCAGCGACATTAAATTATCCATATGGTGCAGGAGTTGTTGTAGAGACAACAGCAGCACCACTTAGTGGTATAGAATTTAGTGGCACATCATAATAATAACATAGGAGGCTATAATGGCAATACTAACATTTGGTACAGTGGCGGAAACATCTGCTACTATATTCACACTTAACAAAGCCGATCTAGAGGCACATAACATAGTAGCTGCAGATGATTACTTCAATGATGCAATAAATTTTAGTAAGGTAGCAGTAACATATAAAACAACAGTAAGTGATCAGTTAGAGAACTTTTTCTTTGACTATGCTTTAGATTATCCTACTCATACATTTGAACCACCAACTGGTACAACTGATGATTGGGAAGTTCAGGCAGTAGTAATCTATGATCATGATGGTGGTACATTAACCTTACGTAGGATTAATCTAGAGACAACTGATTTTGACTTCACTGTAGGAGATGCGGTTGCAACTGGTATTAGAATAACTCAGGATTTTAGACAGCCATATGATATTATAGCACCTCAAACTATACTTAATAGAATTGATGTGGAGGTGTATGATCAAAATGGTAACGATTTTGACATTGGTGGTGCAGTTGCTTGGAGAGTTAAACTTACAGGTGGAGCATATGGTGTTGAAGTGACAGGGGATACAGAAGTAAATTCTTATTCAAGTGGCTATGCTAGGTTTCAAAACATAGAGTTTGCAAGTGCCTATGGCTTTGCATCCCTAGAGTTTTCTATACCATCACGTCCTGATTTAGGTATTATAACATCAAAGACAATAAATGTCACAAATGTACCCACAGTCGCAGGGCTAAGATTCAAAGTACACCCAGAAGGTGGAGCAGCGCCTAATGAATTATTACCTACCACACCAGTGGTACAGCTTATTGACCAGTTTGGTAATGATATTTCACAGGCAGGTGTTGAGGTTATTCTAAAAGCTACTTATGCTCCTGATCAGTTTACCGACTTAGTTGGTGACACTCAGGTAACTACTTTGTCTAACGGTACTGCGCCATTCCCAAGTGTATACTTTGATAAGGAATATGATGGATCTATATCAGCTTACTCACCTAGTGGACACTTAGGTTCAGTAACTTCAGATTTTTGGCTTAAATGTAGAGTGGCGCCAATACTATCTAATTTAGTATTCTCCCCAGAGCAAATTATTAGTGCTCCTGCAAATGCATCTCTATCTTCTTTTGATATACTATTAAAAGATCAGTATGGTGCTGAGTATATTACATCTGGTGATGAGTTTAATGAACAGAATGGCGGTACTAATAACGGCTACGTTTACATGGAAGTTGAATCTGGTAGTGGTAATATAGGTGGTGATTCTGCTGTAGAGTTGAATCTTGTAAATGGTACAGTTACTTTTGATGCTTTATCATTAGACACAGCAGGAACATATCAAATCACAGCAACAGTTGTTAATACAAGTTGGTATGTGGTGGCAAGAGCTACATCTATACCATTCATAATAACATAAACAAATAGGAGGGCTATATGCCAAGAAGAAAGAAACATAAATATTCTAAAAGAGAAAAATTTCAAGCAGGCATTCGTAAAGCTTTTAGTGGTGTTGGTCTAAAGAAGGCGAAACAGCGTAAAGAGAAGCAGAGCAAAGAGGAGCAGCGTAAAAGAGAAGCTGCCTACCTAAAAAAATTGGAGGACATGTAGACACAGGAGGATAGATGAATAAGGAGGAATACTATAAACGTATAGAAGATAAAATGGATAGACAAACTAAACTTCTTAATGATATTAAAGATGGTGTGCATGAGGAGTTTACGTTAATTAAGCTTGCACACCAGAAACTCAAATATGGTGTTATGGTTCTGACAGTAATGATCCTCGGGATCGCTGCGGAATCATACCCAAAGATTGCATCTTTAATGAAGAAGTTACTATAAGGAGAAAACATGTCTGATGAAAAGAAGGACGTTGTTAAGGCTAACTCTGATGTACTGAATATGTTACATCAGATGGTAGCTCAGGATTTGATTGCGAGACTTAATAGTGGTGAAGCATCTGTACAAGATGTTAATGCTGCTATTAAGTTTCTTAAAGACAATAATGTAACTGCTGATATTGAGTTTAATAAACCGTTGAAGCAAGTTGAACAAGCGGTAACACCAGTTGGTGAGTTACCGTTTATAGATGAGGATGAGGATAATGCAACTAACGGATAAACAAATTAAATCAATGAAAAAAGATTTTAGGAACTTTGCCCATGTAATATGGATGCATTTAGAGCTTCCTCCACTTACACCTGTACAGAATGATATATGCCATTATCTACAATATGGTGGTAGACGTACACAAACACTAGGCTTCAGAGGAGTAGGTAAATCATATGTTACCTGCGCATTTGCTGCTTGGTGCTTGTGGAAAGATATTGAAACAAAAATCATGGTAGTATCAGCAGGGCGAGATCGTGCTGATGCATTTGCAATATTCTTAAGAAATATCATTCGTGATGTACCTTTCTTAAAACACCTTGAGCCTGATAAGGCAAAGGGTGAAAGAGCCACACAGAATATCTTTGATGTGGCAGGCGTTAAACCCAGTGGTTCACCATCGGTTAAATCGGTAGGTATCACAGGGCAACTAACAGGTACAAGGGCAGATGTAATTATTGCAGATGATATTGAGGTAGTACACAATAGTGCTACTCATGATCTAAGAGAGAAACTTGCTAGGCTAGTTACAGAATTTGATGCTGTTATTAAACCTAGTGGTAAGATTATATACCTAGGTACTCCACAAACAGAGCTATCTCTGTATAATAATCTATATACCAAAGGTTATGATATGCGTATATGGTGTGCCAGAGTACCTACTGAGGAACAAGCTGCTAACTATGGAGCTAAACTAGCACCAATGATTAGAGAAATGATAGGTGTTATAGATGAGGGTTTATCTACAGATCCTAAGCGATTTGATGAGGAAGATCTTGCTGAACGTGAACTATCTTATGGTAGGTCTGGTTTTGCACTTCAATTTATGCTAGATACATCATTATCAGATGGTGATAAGTTTCCACTAAAGATAAATGATTTAGTTATAGGTTCACTTAATGATAAGTTACCAGAAGAGATATATTGGTCTAATAGTCCACTTAATGTTCTCAAAGATGTTCCTAATGTGGCTATGGCAGGGCAGAAGTATTATGCCCCTGAGAAGCTCTCAGACTCCCATATAGATCCCCAAATGTCTATACTGTCTATTGATCCCTCTGGTAGAGGTAAAGATGAGACAGCGTATTCTGTGCTTAAATTACTTAATGGTAATATATTTGTACCTAAGTTTGG